ATCTACACACGTTCAGACACTCTTTCCCTACACGACGCTCTTCCGATCTTGTTTCAAGTACTCTGCGTTCAAATTGTTCTCTAGCCTCTAGGTAGCTTGCAATGCCTCTGCTAGGACAAATGTGAATAATTTCTCTTATAAAATTATCTTCGCCTAACTCTAATACGTCTGCGTTAAGTCTGTCACTGGAGCCATAATAATCTCTCCAGTCACTTTCTTTTGTACCGCGACGTTTATTTTTCTTGCCTTTAAGTGGTGGCTTAGTAGTTTTAAATTTTGCTAGTTTCTTGCCTATATACTTCATGCCATTGACTTTATTTGTTATCAAGTATACAAAAGCTTCACAACCTTCTGGAAGTTCGTCTATTATATTACCTTGATATGTCCATTGCATCACATACTTATTATGATTATTTCTTTTCTGCCGCCTTTTTGGCTGCGTATGCTTCGTGTATTTCTTCTTGCCTTAATTTTGCTAGTTTTCTCATTACTCGTAACCATTTGCGACTTGCGGCGTGAGTGCGATGCGACAAACGAGACTCAAAGTTCTCGTTTGCCTTAAAGTATTCTAAGTATGCCTTAGTTAATTGATCATGAATGTCATCTTCTATCATACTCTTTACTCTACAATGTCAATATCGTTTTCGTATGATGTAAATCCATTTTCTTTTACAACACGCATAACATGATTGACTCTTCCGATTAGTTCATCTTTGTGGGAGATAAGATATACGTTCTTGTCGCCTTCTCTCCCCATCTTCTTAAGAACACTTAGTGAATTTTCAACACCTGCTGTGTCCATTCCACTATCAATAAGTTCGTCGATAAACAGTAAGTTAATTTTCTGATATAAACTTTCCCAAACATCACGGAATGCAAAACTCATACCTAAGATAAGTCTGTTACGTTCACCTCGCGACAAGTTATCAAAGTCTAAGTCTTGACCTAATTGTTGTATCTCAACAGATAAGTCATTTTGAAACACAACACTATGCGGCAATCCTAGCTTGTCAAGATAATATGTAAGCCTATGGTTTAAGAACATTAAGTTTTGATCAATGATCTTTTTACGAATAAAACTATCTTTGTTTGTAAGTAACTTTAATAAGAAGTCTTGGTGTTCTTTGTAGCTTGTTAACTCATTAACAGATGCCCAATTAATTTCTTGCATTGCAGTTGCAGTAAGTTCATCAATCTGTGTTTGATACGGATCAGTGTCTTCTTGTTTATTTGATAACGCTTGCTTTAACCCATCGACATTTTGTCTATGATCATATGCTTCTTTTGCAACATCATAAAACGTAGTAGGCTTACCGTTAATGTCACCGATCTCTTCAAGACCTTTCATTACGTCAATTACTTTAGCATTAATTTCTTGTGCATATGCAGTAGCATCGTCTAATTCTTTAGATTTGCGTTCTGCAATTTCTGCTTTCTTATCTGCATGCAATTCTTGACCACATGTGTAACATGTTGCGTCTTCTAAATCTAAGACTTCTTTATTAGCTTTATCAACAGCGTTATTAGCTCGCACTAACGCAGGTTCAAGTGTGCTTAGTTCTTTCTTAAGAGCTAAAATAGCATTGTTATGCTGTGTCCAGTTTGAAAGTTTTTCGTGCGAGTCTAATTCTGCATTAATGTCTACTTTTTCTAATTCAGTAATAGCTGTTTGAAATTTAACACAGTCTTGATTCTTCTTAGCAATCCAGGCACGTTGCGTTCTGCTCAAACTATCAATAGTTGTTTGAATCTTTTCATTTGCACTCTGAATAGCATTAATTTTTAATGTTTCTTCAGTAATCGCATCTTTAGTTTGCTTTGTTTTTTCTTTAAGTGCATCTGCCTTCTCGCTTAATATAGTAATACCAAGCAACTGCTCAATAATAGCACGTTGGTCATTAACACGCATACTTAAAAACGGCTCAGTGTATGTATTCAGTGCAACAATATGCTTAAACATATCATGAGACATGTCAAGCAAATCATTAATATACTGTTGGGTTTTACGACTATCGCCTTGTGACTCGTCTGTCATCTCTTGTTCTTGTTCGTCGACAAAAAACTTGAGTACATTAGGCGAACGTCCTCGCTCAACACGGTAATCAATATTGTTCTTTTCAAAGTGCAGTGTAACAAGCATACCTTTTGAATTTGTTTTATTAATTAGATTGTTTTTCTTAATGTTTGTAAGAGCAGTGCCGTACAATGCATATGATAGTGCATTAATAATGGTAGTTTTGCCAGTACCGTTACGTGATCCACTATCGTCACCACCTTGATCTAAGTTTTCACCTAATACAAGTGTTAAGTTTTCTTTGTCAAAGTCTACAGCTTGAGTCTGATTTCCCACACTCATGAAGTTCTTTACAGTTAGGTCTTTAATCTTAATCATAACTCGTTATAAATATCCATTAGCATCTTCTTATTGAAGTTGTCTGAGTCGATTGCACTAATTTCACCAGCAACAATTTGATCGACACTCTCAAATTGTTGAATGTCTAGTTGTGAGCTAGATTCTTCTAGTGACTTCTGCGGTATTAAACTAATTTCACGACAGTTGTAGTTATTGATGAATGTTTCTTTAATAAAACTTGCTTCTTCATAACTAATTGGTAAGTCTAAATTAACACGCAGATACATATTAGGCTTAATAAGTGTTTCTGCTTCGTCAATTAACTGACTTAGTTTAACTGTACGATATTTAGGACACTCTGTCCAGTTAAGGTACTCTGGCTCTTTGTCATTTTCCCTATCAAGTATCATCATTCCACGGTCGTCGTCCCAAGCATCGGAATAATTGTGCGGAAATGCATTACCTAAGTAATGTACAACACCTTGCTGCTGACGTTTGTGGAAGTGTCCACTAAAAACATAAGACTGGTTAGCAAAGTCTTCTGCTCTAAGCTCTCCGTGGTCAGGCATTCTAACCATAGCGTTCATGTAAAAGCTAGGTAACTCAAAATGTCCAAATATGTATTTGCTTTTTATCTTCTTTAGCTTCTTCCATTCGTCGCCGACTAGCCAAGGGACAATAGTTACGTCTTCAACTGTTGTAATTTCATCAATAAAGGTAATACCAGGAATATGTTTCGCAAAAGCAGTACTATTAACGTCACGCTTGTCTTTATAGTACAAGTCGTGATTTCCGTCAAAGAAGAAAAACTGCTCAAATGCCGCACCTAACTTTTCCATACTGCGAACAGTGGCATCCATAGTTGTAAGATTTAAACTATTTCTATTATGATGCCAGTCACCACAAAAGATACCAGTTTCGCAACCGTTATCTTTTGCTTTTTGAATGTACCAATCAACAAAGTCTTCGCAGTCTTGATTGTGTACTTTACTATTGCCTTTTAAACCAAAGTGTATGTCTGTAAAAACAGCCGCTTTTTTAAACAAGGGTGGAACTCCAAAATTATAATTTATATTTAATTATACACGATAACATGACTGATGTCAATCAATCATTTTTTCTCTTGTGCTAATTTTTCTCTACGTTGCTGCGCTTCCCAGTCTCCTTGGTTTTGTCTTGTAAAACTAGGCTTCATTTCGTTCATCTCTAGAATGTCATCACGTATGTTTTGCGCTCGTTTTTCAATATTGATAACACGAACAAAACTATTAGTAACAGCAGCAGTATAGTACGCAAATGGGTTTTGAGACTTAGATTCATCAAACTGCAATCCAATTTGTGCTAACTGTAAAATAGCCTGTCCGCGCATTTCGTCGTTATAAGTGTATCCGCGTACATTACCGCGAGTAGCATACCGATCACATAGCTTCATCCACATCATAGCAAGTTTATTAGTTGATTTACCGCCTTTTAATTCAAAGTTGCCATTTTCCATACCACCTGACCAATGTGACTTGCCTACACATACAAGCTCGTTGTTATCATCATACTTGTAGTGTTTAAATGGCGGAAAGTTTAATTTAACTTTGTGGTCTGCAACTGTTTTAGGAGTCTTTTTACGCCCAGGCTCGTCAGGTACGTGATCAAATGTCATAACACGGAATATTAAATCATTCTTATCCATCTTACGATAGTCTATTTCGCACTCGGCAAGTTTAATCTTTTCACCAGCAGCTTTCCGTGTTTCAAAGTCAATATGCTGTAGTCGCTTTGCTTTGTTTCGCTTTGCTTCTGTAACAGTTAGTCTATTAATCCTTTCAACATCAAGCAATATTATGTCAAATTGGTTATAATCAGGGTCAATGAAGCTACAAAATGTACTCTTTGACTTGTGTATTTCTTTAAGAATGTCTTTATTGTTTAAATAATTAATCTTTCTAGCCATGATAATTCTCCTCTTACATATATTATAATATACATACATTAAAAAGTCAACTAAATAATGTATATAGGAGACAAATAAAATGTCAAATTTAAATCCAGGTGGCGACATTGGTACATCATATCAATCCCAAGCTCGAAATACAGTTAGTCCAGCAGCCTCAGTTAGCAACCGTTTAGGTAGTTCAGCTAATTTTGGTCAAGGCTTTATAGGCCAAGCTGGAGATGCGATAAAGGGTGTTGCTGAAGATATATTCACTGCTAAAAACTTTATGAGCTTGCTTCGCGGTGGCGGCCTTCCTAAATTTGGAATGCCAGGCGGCATAGGGTTTAGTGATGTTAGTTGGAAAGGGTCAGATAACGATGATTGGCGTGTTAGACTTTCTGTGCCACACGGTATGGGATTAGAACCTAATCTTGCAGCAGCATTAAATGAAACTAGCGGAATGATTTTTCCTTATACTCCATCTATTATTATGTCAAATAGTGCAAACTATGCTCAAGTTAAACCTACGCATAGTAACTATCCGTTTCCAGTTTATCAAAGCAGTCAACCAGATAATATTCAAATTAGTGGCGATTTTATAATTGAAAATGCAGCTGAAGGAATTTATTGGGTAGCAATGGTTCATTATTTAAGAAGCATTACAAAAATGTCATATGGCAATTCAAGCAACCAAGGCGCTCCGCCTCCAGTAGTACAACTTAACGGCTACGGAGATTTTGTTTTTAAAAATGTTCCGGTAGTAGTACAGCAATTTACTTGTGACTTGCCATCAGATGTAGATTACATTTATGTACCTGAATTAGATACTTGGGCACCTACAAGATGTACTGTATCAGTAGTGCTAATGCCGACTTACAGCAGACGTGCTGTGCAGCAATTTAGCTTAGATAAGTTTGTTAGCGGTGAATATGCTAGCGGCAGCAAAGGCCCGGGGTTCATCTAATGGCACAATATACAGGAACAAGTCCGTGGTTTAATACGCAAATGCAAGATGGTCAATATCTCGACATTTTAAAGATACGTCCAATACCTGCAGAATCCGACGATGTACTTT